AAAGGCAGCAGCCGTAAACAGTAATACACAGTTATACAAACAAGCCGGAAACAGTATATGTAAAAACGTACTGATGGCTATTTTTAAGGAGATGCTATGAATATTGATGTTATGTATAGTTCAAAATCAAATGAGTGGGCGACACCGATGGACTTCTTTAAGAAGTTAGACCAGGAGTTCCACTTCAATTTAGATCCTTGCAGTACAGACGAGAATCATAAGTGTGATAAATACTACACCATAAAGGACGATGGACTTCAAAAAAATTGGGGGGGTACAGAGTCTTTTGTAATCCACCATACGGCAAGGAGATTGGTAATTGGGTTGAGAAGTGCTACAGGGAAGGCACTAAGGATAACACTTTAGTAGTTATGTTAATCCCGGCACGAACAGACACAAAGTATTTCCACGACTATATTTTACACCGAGCCGAGATCAGATTTGTTTCAGGAAGACTTAAGTTTGGAGACGGTAAGCAGGGGGCACCGTTTCCTAGCATGTTAGTGATTTTTAGAGGAGCAGGGGTTAGATGAAAAACAAATGTTGTCAACACTGTACGGAACAGTTTGAAGGATGTCACTCAGTTTGTATCAAGTTTACAGCTGAGGACTTAGTAAAAATCGGAGAATATGATCGTATCAGGGAAACAGAGAAAAGAGACAGAGCCTACAACGATTACCGGGCGAATGTTTGGGGTAAGAAGAAAGGGAGATAAGGAATGAACGCAAGACAAAAAGCAAAGTATTACAAGCGTAAATACGAAGAACTTAAAAACTTTCCATTACCTAAATTTCAGGCAACATATTACAAAGTTGATACTTTGGAATTTAAGAGATTATATCCAGCGGCTTTAATTGTAAATGGCATGGAAAATAAAATAAGAGACGTAATACAAAGAGATTTAGTGAATGATCTTGTTTTGCAGATGGATAAGTACATAACAGTAAAAACTTGTTTTGAGCCGGAATTAAATCATTATAGATTTACCGGCTATGTAAAGGTTGTTAGGGCAGAGAGTGAGGATCAGGTATGACATATAAAGAGAATATAACAGCAATACTTGAATGTTATTTTACAGGATTTAAAAAAGAAATTATTGATAGTGCCTGTAATCGTATATTAGAACAAGAGCCTATTCTTGACAATATAAGAGCCGAGATTGAGCAGATAACCGACACAATGGGAGTTAGCTACAATCAGTATGTCAGCAAAATTGATGTGTTGCAGATTATCGACAAGTACAAGGCAGAAAGTGAGGATAAGGAATGATAATTGAAGAAGAAATAAAAAGATTTACCGATAATGCAGAGTATGAGCGTACTAATGGTAACTTGCAAGGGTGTTTAGAATTTAAACAACTTGCAGATTGGCTGAAAGAGTTAAAGCAGTTAAGGGAGCAAGAGCCTTGCGAAGATGCGGTAAGCAGACAACAGGCGATTTCAACTATTCGCAATCTCTATCCCGGTAGGCCATTTGTAAAATTGAACTTAAAAAAGTGGCAAGAAAAAAATAAAAAATACTTTGAGTGCGAGAATATAATTAAAGCCTTGCCATCTGTAACACCTACACGCAAGAAAGGGAAGTGGATAGCAGAGTATGATAAATCAGACGGACACTTTAGGACATATCACTGCTCTAATTGTGAAAATTTACAAGGATATACGTCTAACTTTTGCGAAGAATGTGGTAGTGAAAATAGAGAGGTAGAAGAATGAGATGGGTAACATTTTATGGGAGTTAGAAAGGAAGTTAAATGACAAGGTAGAAAGCGAGGAATAAATGACACAGGACGAAAAAGAACTGATTGCGACAATTAAATGCTCGATAATAAGGGGAGTTGTAGAGATGGACGAAGAAGCTCTGCTGAATTTAATAAAAAAGGCAATAGAAGAAGCAGAGAAACCGTTAAAGGAAAGTATATCATTAAAGGCAGCAAGATTTTATTCAAAAGAGTTATTGGATAAAGCAAACGAGCCACCCCCCAAATGAAGAAGTAGAAAGATTACATAAAGAAATAGACGAGTATGCGGAACGAAATTAATTCAGTTGTTCAGAGGAAAGGAGAGAAACAAATGAATAAGTATTGGAAGCAGGAACTTAAGGAAACACACCAGGCAGAGTTTATCAGAACAAAACACTTCTGCCTATCATGTACCTTCAATGCAATCGGACTAGACCTGATAGTGGGGATCGCACACCCATTCGTATATATCCGGCTATTCAACCTTGAACTTAGATTCTATTGATACAACAAGGGGGTTGTGATGTCAGGAATATACAAAGAGCAAAAAGAGATTATTTGTCCGTATTACAAATCGGAATCATCCAGGGAAATCGTTTGTGAAGGGATTGTAGGCACACGCAATCTATCTACCTTCCATGACAAAGCTGCCAAGGAAGAACACATATATGATTTTTGCAACGGCAACTATCAAGGGTGCCCTCTATGTATTGAGTTGGATGCAAAATATACCTAGTCTTTGTGACTAGGTTTTTTGCGGTGCCCTTTAGAAATCAGACTTTAATTTGTTACACTTAAGCAGAAGGAGTTTTTATGAGTAAGGCTAAGGCAGACAACTTAACAGACAAGCAAGAGATGTTCGCTCAGTGCGTGGCACTTAAGGGAATGTCTTCTGCTGCCGCCTATAGGGAAGCCTATAACGTTGGCAAAAATACAAAAGACGAGACAGTTTGGGTGAACGCATGTCAGTTAAAGTCTGACACTAAAGTTTCGCAAAGGATAGAAGAACTACGTCAACAGAAATTAGAGGCCGTTTTATTAGATACTTCTCAGATCCTTCAGATGTATAACGCAATCGCCACGGCAAACATAGAAGATGCTTATGACGAAGAAGGTAACTTCCATATCGAGCGACTACCAAAAGGCTGTATTAAGCAGGTAAGACGGAATAAAGAGGGAAAGATTATCGGTGCAGAGTTATACGATAAACAGAAGTCACTAGACAAGATAGCAGACCTATACGGAGTCGGAGATAAGATTCAAACGACTTCAAGTGGTATTGATATTAAGTTCAGGGATGATATTGAGGACTATTCCGAATGATATACGAGATAGATAAGCCAAATCCAAAGCAAGACCTTGCATTGAGGGATAAGCACAGACACGTAGGTTATGGTGGTGCTAGAGGTGGTGGAAAGTCATGGTTTATCCGTAAGAAGGCCACTCTACTCTGCCTAAGGTGGCCGGGTATCAGGGTATGTATTGTAAGACGTACTTATCCTGAGTTAGAGGAAAATCATATCATCCCTCTTAAAAAAGATTTACTAGGGATTGCCACATACAATAAGTCAGACAAGAGATTTACATTCCAAAACGGAAGCACAATCAAGTTTCAGTATTGCAAGAATGATTCCGACTTAGATAACTTCCAAGGTGTAGAGTACGATGTAATCTTTATTGACGAGGCAACACAGTTTAGTGAGTTTCAACTTAAATCAATCATCGCATGTAACCGTGGTACGAATGACTTTCCAAAGAGAGTCTATTATACGTGTAACCCAGGTGGGCAAGGCCACGGATATATAAAACGATTATTCATAGATAGGAACTTCCAAGACGGAGAAAACCCTGATGATTATTATTTCATTCAGGCTTTAGTTCAGGACAACAAAGCACTTATGGAAAGCGATCCTGACTATATCCGTAACCTGGAAGCACTTCCACCTAAACTAAGGAAGGCATGGCTTGACGGAGATTGGAACGTATTTGAAGGACAATTCTTTGAGGACTTCATTGACGACCCAAATCATTACGAGGACAGAAAGTGGACTCACGTAATAAAGCCATTCGATATCCCTGTAGGGTGGAATATATATCGTTCATACGACTTTGGCTATGGCAAACCGTTCTCTGTTGGATGGTGGGCGGTAGACTATGAAGGAGTCGCCTATAGAATATTAGAGCTGTACGGCTGCACAGGAGTTCCAAACGAAGGAGTCAAGTGGGAGCCGGACAAACAGTTTGCAGAAATAAAGCGAGTAGAAGAAGAACATCCGTGGTTAAAGGGTAAGACCATCCGAGGAGTGGCAGACCCTTCTATATGGGATTCAAGCCGAGGAACATCCATAGAGGAAATGTCAATACGACACGGTATCTATTGGGATAAGGGCGATAATCAGAGAATACCAGGATGGATGCAGATGCACTACCGACTAGCCTTTGACGAAAACGGATATCCGATGATGTATATTTTTGAGAATTGCAAAGCCTTTATCAGAACGATACCGCTTTTAATGTATGACGAAAACAAGGTAG